ACACCTTCTAACTCAACTAATTTTACTGATGGGCTTACCATTGGTTTATATTTAGGTGTTGCAGGTGATGTTTCTATTGTAACTAAAGCAGGAAGTACAGTTGTATTAAAAAACTTAACAGCAGGAGTTATACATCCTATTCCTTGTACAAGAGTAAATTCAACAGACACAACAGCAACGGATATATTGGCGGTGTATTAAATGAGCGGTTTTGCCATAGCAAATGCCATAGGATTTAACTATGCGGGTTTTTACCCAACTAGCATACCAAATTGCAAACTATGGCTAGATGCGACAAGAATTAACCAAGCGGATAACACAGCTGTTGCAACATGGGATGATTTGAGCGGAAACAATTTTGATGCTACTCAATCTGTTTCATCAAATAGACCTACTTTTAGAACAAATCAAATTAATGGTAAATCTGCTGTAATATTTGATGGAACTGATGATTATTTAGAAGCAACAAATGTTATTACATCTTATCCATTTACGATGATATCTCTTGTAAAATTAAATGTAACAACAAGTCAAATTTTTCTATCACTTTCTGATACAACAGTTTCAAATAAATATTATGCATTAGGTAATATTACTAGATTTAGTATTAGAGCAAGAAATACTACAGATTTTACAACAACAGGTACAACATTAATATCTACAAGCACTTCTTATAATGCGATGGGTATTTGGGAATCAGAAACAAGTAGAAAATTATATGTAAATAAATCATTAGAAGCAACAGGAACATCTTCTGTTACTTTTAATAACACTTTAAACAACAAGATATTATTAGGTGTTTATAGAGTTGTTTCACCTGCTAATTATTTGAATGGTTTATTTGGTGAAATTATAATATATAATAGAATTTTAACCTCAGGTGAAATTTCAACAGTTCATAATTATTTAAAACAAAAATGGGATTTATAGAAGGTGAACTATGGAAATAGCATTTGGTAATGCAATAGGAATGACAAATGCAAGTTTAGAAAACTATGTAGCCTCTTTAAAACCAAAGGCTTGGTTTAAGTCTAATAAAATTGTACAATTAGATAATACAGCAGTATTAACATGGAAAGATATAAGTGGTAATGGAAATGACGCAACACAAGCAGTTACTGCAAATCAACCTACATTTAAAATAAATCAAATTAATGGTAAACCCGCTGTTGAATTTGATGGTAGTAGTGATAGATTAGAAATTTCTTCAAGCACATCTACATTTAAATTTTTACACTCAGATTTATCTACTATATTTTTTGTGGGAAAAATAGGGAATTCTTCAAATCCCGATACAAGATACGGTTTATTTGGAAATAATGGTGCAGGTACAGCAAATGTAGGAATGTGTTTATATTATGACGATAGAAGTTCAATTCCTTATAATAATAGATTATTAAATCTTGTAACAAGAGGAGTAACAAGTACATCAAATGCTAATAATTTAACAAGTGATGGTGCGTTAACTCCTAATCAATATAATTACATTAGATTAAGTGGTGACCCTGCAAATGCAACAGCAGCAAATCGTTCAATTATTCAAATTAATGGTGGTTCATTAATACAAAACAATACACAAACAAATGCACTTTCGACTTCAAATTCTACTTTAAATTTTCAATTAGGTTCAGTAGGTGGAGGTTCTTTACTTTTTTTAGGTCAAATGGCTGAAATAATTATATTTAATAAACTTTTAACTTCAGGTGAAGTAACAATAATAAACCAATATATTAAACAGGAGTATGACCTATGATTCATAAATATATTATTATTCCTAAATCTAAAAAAGACGAAGCTAATGTTTTTTGCAATTCAATTGGTGCAGAAGGTGACACTTTTGAAGTGCCTTTATACAAAAACGGAGAACATACGCATTATTGGACAGGTTGGTTGATGACACCCGAACAATATGCAGAATTAGCAACTAAATATACAACACATTTTGATACGTACATGGAAGCTTTAGAAGTGACAGGTTTAGAAGTAAAAAGTGGAGATGATGAATAGTGACTACAACTGTTCAAGAAGTATTTGAAATTACAATGGATTTAATTGATGAGCGTTTAGATTCGGGAGTTATTGATGCAACAGATACTGCATCATATAAAGCAAAAACTCCAGGAATTTTAAATGTACTTCAATCTGAATTATTGAAACCAGGAGATTTATTTTCAACACACTCCATTTCAAACAAACCTATTGAAAACCAATTAGGGTATAGGTCTGAATTTAATATCATAAATTATGAAGGTACAGAACAAACATACTCCGCTGATTCCATCGCTCGAGCATATTACTTTGAAGTAGATGATTCAGCAACTGTTTATGTAGAAGATTACACTTCATCATGGAATATATTAGCTACCATTTCAGCTACTTCCACAAGTGGTTTTACCGCATATAAAGGTGTTGTAACTCCAACAGCAGGTGCAACTAAATCAAGATTACGTTTTACAGGTAGTTACTATTACAGACACGTAAACAGAGCGTTATTCAACGTACCTTTTGCAAGTTCAAGTAAAGTTCCTGATTATAGACCTTGGATTAAAAAGACCATGCCAAGTGATTTTAAAGGTGTAGATGAAATCATAAACGAGTTTTACGAAACCAATTATATTAAAGACGCTAACTATAAATGGGAAGGTCGCAACACGCTCTACATTGACTACTATTATGATGGAAATATACGCATATTATATCATCCTGTGCCTATCAAATTAACAGCTACTACGGATAATTTACAGCTTGACGATGTAACGTGCAGAACTATTTTACCTTACGGTTTAGCTGCTCATTTATTACTAACAGAAAATACAGAATCCGCTTCATTCTTCCAACAAAGATTTGAAGAATTAAAAGTATTGGGAACTAGACAACAAGCAGCAAGTGCAGAACAAATTGCAGACATTTATGGAGGGATATAAATGGCTGTTATACGTAGAGTAGCACCACCAAGACCATTAAGAGTTGAAAGATTTTTAGGACTTAATGAAGATACTACAGGAGATACTCAGCTTCAAGTTGGGGAATCTCCTGACATGACTAATTTTAGATTAAGTGAAAATTATAAACTTAAAAAAAGAGAAGGTTATAAACAATTATTCTCTAGTTTAGGTTCTGTTAGTGTACGTGGAATGTGGTTTGGACGATTAAATGCTTCGGATGAATTTTTATTTAATGTAAATCAAAAAGTATGGCGTGAAGAAGAAATAAGTGGAACAGATTATAATTCATTAGATACTTCTTATTCAAACGTAGATGTTATTAAAACTACTGCATTAACTACACCACTTGCAGGTACAACAGGTATAGATGGATATACTATTTACAATGATAAGTCAGATAACACTCTTGTTGAAGTTGCACAAGCTGATATAGATAACGTAAGCAATGTTGGAAAGTATTACTATAACACAGACAAAACAATATGGATTATTGTTGCTAAAGGAATTTATGCAGATATTGCAGCAGCTAGAACAGGACTTGGAACAACAATAGCGTATATTGCTATAAATTATGATACTTCTGTTACTCCTGCTGTTTATAGAACAATTGCAGATGCAGATATGTATTTTTATTCTTTTGAAGATACTGTTACAAATTTCGGCACACCTGAAACTTATCCAAACGGTGGAGAAAGAACATATCTTAGAGAAACAAAGGTTTATATGTTAAACGGAAACGAGTATTATTCTTGGGACGGAACTACATTTGAAGTAGTTAAAGGATATATTCCTTTAATAAGAATTGGAACTCCAAATACAGGTGGAGGTACAGCTTTTGAAGTTATAAATACATTAACAGGTTCTAAAAGACAACAATTTAATGGTTTAGCATCTTCTAATACTGTATACCAATTAGCAGAAACAAATGTAGACACTATAGACCATGTTTATGTAAACGGTAAAAGTGTAAAGGCATCAACTACTACAACAACAACAGGTCAATATGCAGAAAACACAGTAGCAGGAACAGTAACATTAAACGGAAACGTATTTCCTGCAGGAACAAATAACGTAGAAATTTATTGGACTAAAGATGCAGCAACACGCTCTGAAATAGTTTCAAATAAGTATGCTATGTTATTTGGTGGTAAAAATGATACTAGAGTATTTTTATATGGTAGTGGAACTAATCGTTATTATTATTCTGATTTAGGTGAAGGTAATACATTTTCAGCAGATTATTTCCCTGCAACTTTTTATCAAGAAGTAGGTTCACCTAAATACGAAATTACAGGAATCATAAGACAATACGACAGACAAATTATATTTACAAACGATGCAACTTATTATTCTTATTACAACACAACCTTGATTAATGACTTAGAAGTTCCTGATTTTCCTACATTTCCTTTAAATGAAGTAAAAGGACATTTAGGTTTAGGTCAAATAAGATTAATTCAAAACAACCCTTACAGCGTTTGGGTAGGTGTACAAGAATGGATTGCAACAAACGTGAGAGACGAACGCAATGCAAATTACATTTCCAAACGTGTACAAAGCACATTAGATTCAAAAGATTTAGAAACTGTTATAACAGAAGATTGGGAACAAAATTACGAATATTGGATGGCATTTGAAAACGAAGTTATTATTCATAACTATAGATTAAATGTGTGGTATAAATTTGAATTAGACCACAATGTCACCAAACTATATGTTAGAGAAGGTAATATGTACTTTGGAACAGACGATGGTAGAATTATGAAGTTTAACGCTGATTTAAAATCAGATAACGGTGCAAACATAGATGCACATTGGGAATCAGGTTTTTATGATTTTGAAGCAGAATATTTACAAAAATTTATTGATGAAATGTGGATAAGTTTACAACCTTCAGTAAATACTTCTGTGGATATCACATATGAAACAGATAGAGATGCAAGTTCGCAAACATATGATGCGGAAATAAAATTGTTTACTTTTGAAGATGTAGACTTTGCTAACTTTACTTTCTTAACAAGTGTAGTTCCTCAACCTTTTAGATTTAAAATTAAAGCTAAAAAGTTTGTGTATTTTAAATTAAAACTAGATAATAATGCAAATAATGAAAAACTTACTGTATTATCTATCAATTTAGCTTATAATTATGGTAGCAAATCCAAATAAGGAAGTGATATTATGGCATTAAGTAAGTTAACCACAAACCCTGAACTTGTCATACAAGCATTGCCTGATGAACCAACAATTTCAGCCAATGCACTTAAAGCAAAGTTTGATGAAGGTGCAGGGTTAATAAAAACATATTTAAACAGTACACTTACAACAGAAATTGATGCGGAAATTGCAGGAATAGTTTTGGGAGATATACCTGATGGAACTATTACTTTAGTGAAGTTAAGCACATCACTTCAAAATACAATTAACGGTAAAGCAAGTCAAACATTTGTAGAAGAAAACATAGTAGGTTCAAGAATATACGCTTATAATAACTTAGGAGGTTTTTAAACAATGGCAGCTAATACAACACCAATATTCCCTTTAACACCAAAAACATCTTGGGCAAGAGTAACAGCAACAAATAACACATCAGATTTAACAAGTGGAGTTATTTACGAAGTATTTAGTGCAAACGCTTCTCCAACAGGTAGTGGTGCTAGAATTGACCAAATTAAAATTCGTCCTGTTGGCTCAAGTTCAGCAACTGTTGTTCGTTTATGGGTGAATAACGGAAGTACAACAACTGTAGCAGCGAATAATAGTTTAATTCATGAAGTTTCTATTGCTTCTACAACAGCAAATCCAACAACTGCTTTAACTGATTATTTAGTAACATTAACAGTAAATACAACAGATACAGTTCCTCCAATTCCATATCTTCCTGCAGGATACAAAGTATACGCAACAACAGGAACAGGTGCAACTGTACAAGTCACAGTACATGGTGGCGAATATTAATGTTTAATACATTAAACTTAAAACCAAAAACAACTATATCTTTTAATTCTTTTAATGCTAAATCTAAAAAAGACGAAGATGGGAAAATAGATATTATAGTTTTAAATGGAACTGAATATAAAACAGGAACAACAGGGACAGATGCAGCACTTAGTGCAGTTACATTTAATCCTACAAATTACAGAATAGCAATAACAGATGTTCCAACAGATGAAACTAGATATATTTATCGACAATATGCTTCTGTTAATATTGCAGGATATAAAAGAATTTGGATTGATTGGACAGGAACAAGCAATGACACAGGAACAACAACTTTTTCTATAGGAACAAGCACATTACCAGGTGGTACAGTAGCTTCTATTGTAAGGACTTCTACATTTACACAAACACTTGAAAGTTTAAATATTTATAGCTTAGATTCATCTGTAAATTATTTTGTTGGAGTTATTTTATATACACAAACTCCTTCAAATTCGTCAAACAGTAGAACTGCAAATATTTACAATATGTATTTAGAGGGGTAACATATGAATTATTGTAGATATAAACAAAGTAATGGATATATCTTAGAAATATCAAAAGAGGAATTATTCCCTGTAGGCGAATTTTTAGTTTGTTTAACATCTATGGAATATGTTGATACACATGATATGTATGTTCTGGAAATAAACGAAAACAACGAATTAATTGCACATCGTGGATACTTGAAAGGGGTGTGAATATGGCTAAAATAGATTATTCCAAAACTTATAAAAAAATGTTTAGTCCTGAAAATTTAAAAAAAGCAGGAAAAGAAGGGGCAAAATTTGTAGGTAAATCAGCAGCTACATTAGGAACATTAGGTGGAAAAACTTTAGAAGAATTAACAATGATTCCCGCAATTCCAGGTGTAAGTCCTGAAATGCCTTTAATACCTAGAACTGAATCCTTTGTTGGTTTAGGAAAAACGATATACGATAAAACAAAACCAAATCAAAGTTTTTCTGATGCAGCTATGGGTGCCATAAAATCAAAAACAGGTGGTGGTGTATCAATTGGACAAAATCAAATTTTACCACCTGCTCGAAAAAAAACACTTACATCGCAATCGACAATATCGCCATTTCCATTAACATCTGCTACAAATAATATATATCAACCTAACAGAATGATACCTGGTGGACTTGTTACCGCGGGTTCTGTTCCTACACCTTTAATTACAGCACAAGAACAAATTACTATACCAAAAAAACAAGAAGGTGTTACAACAAAAGTAGGTACAAGTACAATATCAACAACAGGAACAACTACAGATGATACACAAAAACAAGCCGCAACGACACAAACACCAACAGATTTAAATAATCAACAAAAATATTTACGAAACATATACTTAGGTAATAAACCTGCTGATATGACAGATGAAAGATGGAACACTTTAACTCCTGAAGAAAAAGAAGGTTTAAAAAGATGGGCTTTACAAACAGGAAGTGGATATGGTGTTGACGTTTCTCAACCTACTTTAGATGAGTTAAGACAAAGTGCTGTTTCAGCAAGAGAAGCATTTATAGAATCAGGATTACAAGGTCAACTTACAGGAATTGATGCTCAAAGACAAAGAGCATTAGGTACGCTTGAACAACAGCGTGCAGGAATAGCACCACAGTATGAAGCATTACGAACTCAAGCTGCAACAAGAGCTATGCAACAAGCTCGTAATTTCGCTGAATATATGGGTGCTAGAGGTGCATTAATGGGTGGTGCAGCAGCTCAAGCTGAAATACAACGTGGTGCTGAACTTCAAGGTAGATTTGGTGAAATTGGATTAGCAGAACAACAAGCAATTCAAGATTTAGAAAACAAAAAACGTGATGTTAGTTTACAGTTTGATACTGAAATTTCACAAGCTAAGAGTGCAGCCGAACAAGCAAAACAACAAGAAAAATTAAATCAACAATTATCTGAAATTGAAAGAATAGAAAAAGAAATGATTCAAAAAATTGAAAATGCTAGAAAAATAGAAGAACAAAAAATTAAAACAGCAGCAGAAACAGCGAAAGATGAAGAAGATTTTAGACAGAAAAAAGAATTAATTACTTTCCAAACAAACGAAAGTATTAGAGCAGCAAGAGAAAAAGCTAATATTGTATCTAATAAACCAACTTCAAATGTATCACAAAAAGAATCTAGTGTTAAATTAGTTGGTATAAAATCATTATTAAAAAATGAAATTTTTAAAACTCCTGAAACTTTACAAAACTTTTTAGATTTAAATGAAATTACAACAGCAGGTGAATTAGCTCAAGCGATTTCTGATTCTTATGGTGATTTGTTAACATCAAGAGATTTATCAGAACTTCTTGACTTTATAAATGAACAATCATTTTTACCTGAATCATTTTAAATTTAGAATGAAGTTTATAAAAAGGGAGAAATTTTATGGCAAGAAGAATTTTAAAAGGGTTAGAGGAAATTGAAAGCAAGTATATATCCGAACCAAAAAGAAGAACTTTAAAAGGTTTGGAAGAATTAGAAAGCAAATATATACCTAGTATATCACCTTCAATTCCTTTAACCTCTAAAAAAATTATAGAACAATCTCCTGTTATTAAAGAAATAAAAAAGGATTTACCTAAGACAAAAGAAACATCAAGATTTCTCAAAAGATTTACAGACTCAGCAACTTTAGGAATAACAGGTGAATTAGATAAAAGACAAGGTGATGATACTTCATATCGTGATGCACGTTCTTTTAAAGACGATGCAGTAGGTGCTTCTTTAGATTGGGCTGCAACGCTATCAGGTTATCTAGTTCCAGGAACAGGTTGGATAAAAGGTGCACAAAAATTAAGCCAAATTCCAAAAGCTGCTAAATTTGCAAAAGGATTATTAGCTAAAGAAATACCAAAAACAGCAAAAAACAGATTAGTTAAAAGCATAAAACAACAAGCAAAAGAAGGTATTGTAGCAGGTACTGTTTTATCATCTGCTGAAGTAGGGGTAAGGGAAGCGATAAATCCTGATGATTACTCAGCAAAAGATAATATTAAACTAATAGCAACAGGTGCTTTAGGTGGGGCTGTATTAGACCCGCTTGTTTATGCAGGCGGAAAAGGAATAATTAAAGCAATTGGTAAATTAAAGAAAACTCCTGAAGCTAAAGAGTTAAAACAAGATGCTGAACAAATTTTAAAGAAACCTGAAGAATTTACACAAACAGCAGAAATGATTGTAAAAGAAACACCAAAAGTTCAAGAAGATTTTATAACTCAAGCAAAAGAAACAAAAGTTCAACCACAAGTAGAAACAAAAACACCAATTCAAAAAATTACTACACCTGAACAAAAAGAAAGACTTGATTTTTTAAAATTAAATTTAGATAAAGATATTTATTTTTTAGAAAATAAAAGAAATTTAAATGAAATAAATGACGCTGAATTTACTAAACAAATTCAAGAAAAAACTGATGAATTTGCTAAATTATATAAAGAAACCATTCAAGGCGACTATTTAATACCTGTTCCTAATGGTTTATCTGAATCTGAACTTGGTGAAAAAATTGCTGACTTTTTACAAGTTAAATTAAATGATGAAGTAAATGTATTAAACAAAAAAGGAACTGTTCAACAAATTGTAGAAAGACCTATAACTCGTAACGGAGTAACAGAAACTACACAAAGTGCTGTTATTAGATTTGAAGATGGAACAGATGCTGTTCTACCTATTTCAAACATTACTCCACAAAAAGTTAATAGACTTAAAAAAATACAAAATAAACAACAACAACAATTAAATCAATTATTAAAAGAACCAGAAACAAAAGTTGAAAAAGAAGAAGTTTTACAAGAAAGAGCAGTTCAACCTAAAAAATTAACAAAAGAAGAAATAAAAGTTGAAGAAAATATTTCTGATAACGAAAGAATTTACGAACAAAATAAACAGCAAGGTATTGAATATGAAATTGGTAATTTACAAAAAACACAAAAAACAGTTGAAAAAGAAGAAGATTTTTCACTTAAAAAATTATTAAGTAAATATTACACTAGAGCTTTTGATAAATTAAATCCATTAAAAAAATTAGATACACAAGATGTTTACGAAAATAAAGCTGATGCTGTTAGAGCAAACAGTTTAGCTAGAAGAACTATTGAAGAAGCACAAGTTGATTTAGAAGGCACTGTATTAGGTAAATCTTTAGATGAAATCATGGAATCTGTTGGAGATAGAGAAGAAGAACTTTTAGAAATCATTATATTACGTCATGCTGCTGATAGAAAAGAACTTGGAAGTGAAGTTTTTTCTAAAGAATTTATGCAAAAGTATGGTGCAACTACACAAGGATTAAAAGAATTTTTAGATAAATACAAAGCAAATCCAAATAATAAAATTATTATGGATGCTGCAAATGATTGGAATCAATTTTTTAAGAATGTAAGAACTTTATTTGTAAAAGACAAAGTTTGGACAAAAGAATTTGTGGATATGTTAGAAAAAAAATACCCTAACTATGCACCGTTTTTAAGAGATGTTGGAGATAAAACAGCAATTCGTATTTTGAAAGAAGTTAAAAAAGGTGGTTCAATAAAGGGTATTTTAAATCCACTAGTAACAGCTAAACAACAAATGAGATTGTATTACAACTTTTTACTTAACAATAGAGCTAATGTAGCTTTGGTTGAAGCTATTCAAAAAAATCCTGAATTTTATAAAAACATGGGTATTGAAATTCAAGGTAGTAAAAAAATTGGTGAAGGCAAAATAGAAGATAATTTAGATAGTATTGAAGATGAAATTTTTGATATTGAAGATGCGTTAAGTTTAAAAACAGAAAAGAAAGAAATGTTTATTTATGCAGTAAAAGATAATGTAAAAACCAAAATTAAAATTAGCGACCCTGAAATATATCATTCTTTTGCTGTGATACCACAAGAACAAAGAGCAGCTGCATTTAGATTTTTAGATGGATTAGAAGGATTTACTAAAGCTATTAAAAGGTCAGCAACAGGATTATTAGCACCTGTATGGACAACTAAATCCGTATTCTATGATACATCTGTAGCTTTATTAAAATCAGAAGACCCAATTCAACATTTAGGACTTTTATTTAAAACATTCATAGGTTCTTTATATAAAGCAGATAAATACGCACCAAACCTATCTAAAATGGCACAAGCTTTTTATAATGCAGGTGGAGGTTATAATTCTGTACTCAAAACATCTCCAGAGTTTAGAGCATATACAGATAAAAAATCTTTAAGATATAAATCAGGTAAAATAAATCCATTTAGCGAAAGATTTTTTACAGCAGGTTTTGTAGATTATTTTGAAAATGCAAATAGAATTGCGGCTTTTAATTTTAAGATGAAAGGCAAAGAACCCACACCTGAAAACATTCGTAAAGCTATGGAATATGCAAGAAACATTACAACTGATTATACTAAAAGAGGAACAATAGGAATAGAATTAGAAAAGTTATTTCCTTTTACAAGTGCCGCTTTAGCAGGTACAAATCAGTTATTAAGATTTATGTTTAGAAATCCACTTAAAACAGCAACAAGAATTGGTGTAGGAGTATTATCTCCCGCTTTATATGAATACTTTATGTTTAAAGATGATGAAGATTATAAAAATATTGTTAACAGAGAAAAATACAGAAACCTTTTTATTGGTAAAAATGATAAAGGTGAGTTTATCAAAATACCAATAGAGCCACAACTAGGTGCAATAAAACAATTATTTTTAACAACACTAGAAGATTACAGAAAAAAAGACCCTGATACATGGAATGGTGCAATGGATGAATTATTACAAATTTATTTACCTCCACCCATTTCAGGAGTATTAAAATCAGCGACCACAACATCACCAAGTTTAATGACATCAGTAACAGGTGCAGGTATGGCTACATCACTTTCACCATTTGTTTCAGTACTTGCAAATAAAAATTTCGCAGGAATACCTATTATTCCTTTAGAATATGAATTACAACAAACTGATGAAAAATTTAAATATGATGATAAAACGTCAGCTGTTGCAAAAGGTATTGGTAAATTAACAGGGATGAATCCATTTCAAGTTGATTACATTATTAAAACATATGGTGGAGATTTTGCTAAATATACATTGCCTTTTACAACAGAAAGAGGAAATGTATTAACAGAAGACGGAGTTAATTTACAAGCGATTTTAGAAGGTGGAAATTTAAGAAGTGACGAGTGGCTTAAAAACTTTTTAACAAACCCGACATTTACAAATAAATTAGCAGAAGAATTTTATTTCGCAAAAAATGAATTAGAACGAGTTAGAGAAAACAATAAGAAAACAGGTGCTAAATTTCCTGATTGGTATGATGCAAGACTTGATAAATTAGTTCATTCCCAATCTTCAGGTTCAATAAGCAAACAACTATCTACTTTAAAACAACGAGAAAGAGCAATAGCTATTAATAAAAATTTATCTAAAAAAGAAAGACAAGAACAACTAAAAAGAATCGCAGCAGAAAGAAACATATTATACACTAAATGGAATTCAGTATTTAAAAAGAATGATATACCAAGAAGTCCAAAAAGGTAGGTGCGGAGATGGACGTAAATCAAGAAATACTCCAAAGACTCACAAGAGTAGAAACAAAATTAGACATGTACGCATCTGCAAAAGACACAGCCAATGAAGCACTAGAAATATCTAAAGATGCACATAGACGTATTGAAAAAATAGACAAAATGATTTGGTTCCTTGGCACAACAATTATTGGAACTATTGCTGTAAGTGTGGTAACATTTATTCTTAGAGGGGGATTAAAATGATTATAAAAAATGAAGAACTAGACCTAGTCATTGAATTAGGTAAAGCCCCCTCAAAAATAAGTGATGGAATCTACAAACAAAACTGTCTATTTGCAGGATTAGATGGACAAGGAACGTATCATCCAATTGGTCATGTCATCAAAGACGGTGCTTACTACTATCGTTATTATAAAGAAATGAATTGGTCTGCATTCATTATTCCTTATGAAGGTAGACCTTATGTAGGTAAACCTGAAGGAACTAACTACAAACTAGCTTTTTATGGAACTCCACGCATTAAAAAAGATGGTATTGTGTTTATTAATTCAGCTGAAGAAAAGACAGCAGGAGATATCCTTGGAACAGCAGCACGTTCGGCTATAGGCGTTTTAGAGGATGGAAGAATACGTTTGTATACCACTCATGACAAAATTACTTTAGAAGAACTTGCAGAGCGTATGAGTGATTGCGTAGACATATTAAACCTTGATGGCGGAGGAAGTGTATCACCTACAACAAAATGGGAAAGACCTACTTCATCTGCACTCATTGTAAAAAAAGGAGGAAGTATGAAACATTTTGAGGACTACACTAAAATTACAAGTGGGTATGGCAAGAGAATTAGCCCTATTACAGGCAAAGAGGAATTTCACACAGGGATTGATTTGGTAAAAGCACACCAAGGAAATATTGATTCGTTTGTTGCAGGTAAAGTTGTACACGCTAAAATGGCATTGAAGTTTACAGGATTGGGTGGATACGGAAATGCAGTATGTATTGTGGATAAGAACAATCATCTTCATATGTACGCTCATCTCGATTCGATTCGTTGTTCGGAAGGTCAGGAAGTTTCTAAAGGACAAAATATAGGAACACAAGGAAACACAGGTCAATCAAAAGGAAGCCACCTTCATTATGAAGTAAGAACAAAAGCTAATCCTTCTTATGGTTGGGGATTCCACACAGACCCAATTGCTTACCTTGATACCTATTACGCAAATGAACCAAAAGATTGGAAGCAAGAAGGTCTTGATTATTTAGTAAGTGAATATGGTGTAGACCCGAATCAATGGAAACCAACAGATGTTGTAGACATGGGAACACTTGGAACTATTTTAAGGAGGAAAGCATAATGAATAGATTAAGAAACTATGGTTTGTGGGTATCAGTTGCATCATTAGCATTCATGTTATTCCAAGAAGTTGGATTTCAAATAACTCCTGATAAATGGGAAGTTTATGTAAATTCAATTTTAGGAATTTTAATTTTGTTAGGAATCATTAATAATCCTAGTACAGAAAATAAAGGTTTTTTAGATGATAGGAAGTGATAAAATGCTATCAGAAAAACACAGAAGATTTATAGAAGAATACATCATTGATGGTGTTGGTAAAGATGCTTATATGCGTGTGTATCCTGATGCTAACGAAAAAACAGCAAAGGACAATGCAAGTAAACTTCTTAAAAATCCTGAAGTAGCTAAAGAGTTAGAAAGAATACAAAAAGAACGTATGGAACGAGTCATGTGGTCATCTGATGAAATATTAAAACAAATTAAAGAAATTGCATATTCTGAATCAGCAAGCAAAACAGAAAAGCTTAAAGCTTTAGAACTTGCAGCTAAATCTTTAGGAATGTTTCGTGAGAAGATTGAACATAGTGGAGGACTTTCTATTGTATTAGGTCAGGATGTGGAAGAATGGGCGGAATGAAAACAGCAGCTTGGACACGTAAAGAAGGTAAGAATCCTAAAGGTGGTTTAAATGCAAAAGGTAGAGCATCTTATAAAGCGACAACAGGTGGGACACTAAAACCCCCTGTCAAAAGTGGAGATAATCCACGTAGAGCATCTTTCTTAGCACGTATGGGCAATATGCCTGGTGCGGAAAGAAAACCGAATGGTGAGCCAACTAGACTTCTTAAAAGCTTACAAGTGTGGGGTGCTTCTTCTAAAGAAGATGCACGTGCTAAAGCCAAAGCAATCTCAGAAAGATTGAAGCGAAAGAAGGAAAAATAATGTACAAAACTAAACAAGCAAAACAAAAGAAAGTTGAAAAGGTAATGAAAGAATTTAAAGCAGGAGAATTAAACGTAGGTAAAAGCCCTAAAAAAGTGAAATCCCAAAAACAAGCTGTAGCTATAGCGTTATCTGTAACAGGACAAAGTAAAAAGAAAAGAGGAAAATAAAATGCCAAATTACAAAATCAAAAAAGGTGACACATTAAGTGCAATAGCAAAAAAAGAAGGAACAACTGTTTCAAAATTAATGCAATTAAATCCACAAATCACAAACAAAAACATGATTATGTCAGGGTCAATGTTAAATCTACCTTACGATACAAAAAAAGCACAAACTGATTTACAACAAAAAACAAAAGAAGCAGGTATGAAAAAAGTAGAAGCGGCAAGAAAGGGAATGGAAGCTACACTCAAAAAATCAACAGCTGTTTCTAAAGCGAAAAAAGTAGAAAAAATAAAGTCTAATAAAGAATCAGGATTAAGTTTAGGAAGTGCAGCAATTGGTGTAGGTTCAGCAGTTGTAGGTCGTGGTCTTATAAAAAAAGCTGCAAGAGCAGTAAAATCATCATCGGTTTCAAAAGGTGCAGTTAAAGCAGGAAAAATGGTTTCTCCTGTAATTAAAGCAACAGGTGGTAGAGGAAGAATAGCAAGTGCAGTGATTAAAGGATTAGGCGGAATGATGAAAGCAAAGAAAAAATAACCCTGAAAAGGGTTTTTTTGTTTGACTTATAACAAGTATTTATATATATTCTAATTGAATAGTGTAAATGAAAGGGAACTCATGGACAATTTAAACCCAAATCATTACAAAAAAGGTAAGGTTGAGTGTATTGATGCAATAGAATCTGTAATATCCAATGTTCCTAGTCAGGACGCTTATTTTGTCGGGAACATTTTAAAATATATTTGGAGATATGAACACAAAAACGGAGTAGAAGACCTTAGAAAAGCAAAGTGGTATTTAGATAGATTAATAAAAAATAAAGCGGGTGACTAATGAAGTATATCGAAGCTAGTCACAACCAAGAATTAACAGAAGTCGTATTATTTCCAATTGGTGACCTTCACATTGGCTCTCCACATTTTGACAAAAAAGAATTAATAGATAATTTAAAAATTGTAGATAGTCATGGTAACAAAGCTAGAATTATTATTATGGGTGACCTTGCTGAAACTGCTTTAAAAGATAGCGTTGGAGCGGGTGTTTATGAACAGCAGGAATCCGCACAGCATCAGATGATGACAGCGAAAAATCTTTTATTTCCTTACAAAGATATCATTGATGGTATCGTTACAGGGAATCATGAGGAAAGAGTATATAAAAATAGCGGTTTTGATTTAATGTTGTACTTCGCACAAATTATGGGACTCGAAGATAAATATTTAAGATATCAAGGAATAATCAACTACACAATTAACCAAAGAAATTTTAATGTTTCGGTTTGGCATGGTTCAGGCGGTGGAGGGACTCCAGGTGGTGCAATGAATAGACTTCAAAAACAAGCAGAAACTGTACTTGCAGACCTTTATTTAATGGGTCACGTACACCGAAGACAAGCACATACAAAAACACTATATATACCTGATAACAGAAATGGTAAGATAGATTTAATGAAGCAGGTATTTGTTGTAACAGGCTCGGCTTTGACACATGAAGGTTCTTATGCGGAAATGGCAGGTTTTGCACCAACAGAAAAAGGATTTCCTAAGATAACACTTTCTGTAGAAAGAAAAACATTGGACGATATAAAATTCAGAAAAAAAATAATAAAGGTGGAAATCTAATGGACTTTGAAAACGATAAGTTTGTTTCGGTGGATGAATGGTATGATTATGTGTACGATGCCTTGTTAGACGAAGGTTTTATTGTTGATAGTGAACTTTTGCATTTCTTAATAGAAAGTTCCATTGATTTCTTAAACGAAAAAGAAGTTATATCAGGTAGCATAGAGATTGGATTTGAGGAATAATGTACACTAACCCTAAACTAAGAGAGTCAATTAAAAACAAAATCATGCAAGGAACAAAAGGCGGAGATTCAGGCCAATGGTCTGCACGCAAAGCACAACTGCTTGCTTTGGAATATAAAAAAGCAGGTGGAGGATATACAGGCGAAAAAAAATCCCCGCAAAAATCTTTAGAAAAATGGACTAAAGAAGATTGGGGAACCAAGTCAGGTAAACCTAGCACTCAAGGAAAAGAAGCAACAGGAGAAAGGTATTTACCTAAGAAAGCTATTCAAAGTTTATCAGCATCTGAGTATGCAAGAACAACTAAAGCTAAACGAGAAGGAACTAAAGCAGGTAAACAGTTTGTGAAACAACCTAAGAAGATTGCTCAAAAAACTTCTAAATTTAGATGATTATGATTCACTATTTAAAATAAAGTTTAAAGCTAATTTGCTGATTCCTAACTTCTTTGCTAGTTGGGTTCTCGGCATTTTTTTATTATCCATGACATACATAAAATCTTCTAAAGATAATTTAACCATCAAAGCGTCATGAATGGTTTTGTCATATTCGTAATCTTCAGGTTTGATAATGTGTTTGTTTTGCTCATGAACTCTGAATGTGTACCCTTTTTCATTTATACTTTTGATGACTTGATTCAATTCAAAACTATTCATTTTAAATCTTCTACGAATAAATACTCTGTTCATTTTTCTTAACAATAACTCTAATATTTTTTGTTCTAAATCATTCATATTCGTCACACTCGAAATTTATAATTTCTCCATTTATAATTTCTCCTGTTTCTGAATTAACTTGTATTAAAAAGTCATTCCAAATATAAAATCCAACTACATTAACATCGTTATAACCTAAATCTTCACCATCAAAATCACTTTGCCAAATACAATCCTTCACGTTTATCCAAAACTTCATGGCAGTACAACTCCTTCTATGTGTTGTCTTCCAAACATTTGAGCGTGTACAATATCTTCCATGTAAACATCTAACTTCCCTTCAGTAATCGCCGAACCTCTGTCCTGACAGGTAAAAACTGTTTCAAAAGCAGGTAGATAGACTCTTGTTCCAAACTTCATGGAAGGTGGGCAGGCGATAGTGATTCTTTCTATCGCTATTTCTCCGCTTGCTGTGATTCCGTAATCAGGGTGACTCGGTTTTTTACCTGTGCTTTCAAATCCTGCTGTGTAAGCTGTCACTTCATAGGTTTCATATTCAAGTGGTTTATATTCTACTCTATCAATGTACTCTATTTCCTTCATAATTTGTATTTTTGGTTCTAAAGCTGAATTGATTACAAAAAATATACTATAAATCATCAGTAAAAAGACTAACCAAATTAGTATCAGTATTAATATTTTTTTCATGATTTATTTAGAAAACAACTCTTCCAAGTCGTTTCCTTCCTCCTCATATTTTTTCAAGTGTTCTTTAAAATGTTTTTCTCCAAACGCTTCTGTTCCAATGTGACCAAACTCCACAGTTGTATCACAAAACATCGGGATTCCTGCTTCTTTCACTTTCATACAGAACGAAAGGTCTTCTCCTAACACAGGCAATGGTTCAAAATGAGGTTTCTTTATTTTCTCAAACACTTCTTTTTTAATCAAGACGCAAGCCATACCTGCACCTTCAATAGGTAATAAACAATCAGGATAATCCAAAGGTACTTGTAAGCGAGGACTACCATCAATGATGGCAACCTCTGTGTAGAAACAAGGTTGAAAAGGTGCTGACCTCTTAAATGCTTTTGCTGTAACAAAAGGTAAGTTGTGTCTAGCTAGCAGCTCAACAGATGTTTCACTAAAAGTCATATCAGAATCAATAAACATAATTGCTTCACATTTTGATTTCATGAATGTATCTAATAACATTTCTCTTGCAGTATAAACCAAACTGTTTTGTACAAAACTGAAGTGGTAATTGTGTAATCCTCTATGATTTGCTAATTTGATGAAACTTACAAAAGTTCCGAGTTCTACAGGTCTGTGTATAGGTACAGCCACAAGGATTTCCATTTAATTTTCTCCTTTACGATATAAGTGTGTAGCGGGATAATGTGTATCTAAGTATATTTCAAAACCATGTACAACCGCTTTGATACAAAACGCTCTATCTTCCCATTGTGTCCAAGATATATTTGGTATCGGGCTGTAATTAACTCCTACTTCAAATACTTCTTTACTTATTAAAATGCAAGCCCCTGTTCCGCCAACAAGGTAAACTCCTTTTTCTCTCCAATCAGTTAAGAAAGCATTGGAATCAAAACCATAGAAATCAAACAGCCACGCGTTAGGCATTTCAGGTTCTTCAGGTTTCCATCTTGTCCAAAAGATTTCAGCAATGACGTCTTTGTTTTGTTTCATCAAGTGCATTAATGTTTCTTTGTGTAGCAAGATGTCTGAATCAACAAGGAACAAGTAGTCAAATTTTCTTCCTAAAAAATTTTGTACAATATGATTTTTCATCTGGGCCACTTCTATAAGATTTCTGTTTGTCCAATTATGAGTTTCATTGATGATGTAATCACTCGTTGTGTCCACAAGAGCATATTGATGTGGTTCTAAATACTTTGCAAGTTCTTTGCTGTTGTGTAACAAAAAGAAATATTCTACTAATATATCATCATCAACGTGTAGTTCTTTTAAAGAATCAAGATATCTAACAAATGTTTCTTCGTCTTGTCTGACAGGTGCAGCGATTAGTATTTTCTTTCTTTTGTACGTTTTCAGCATGACATCTACATCTAAGATACTTTCGTATTGCTCATTGATACCATCATTATTAGTATCGGTTTCTTTGTAAAATTTATATTTTTTGATTCTATCACCTTGTTTACTCCAACCCCAATGTAAGATATCTATTTTTGCATTCAAAGCACGTTCGCAAGAATTATTTGGAAACATACCACAATGTAATTTACTTTCTTTCCATGTGTACTTTTTGTTTGCGTCATAACGTATTGCTCTTAACCAAGGTTTCTCGTGTGCATTCCATATTTCGTCTTCTCGGTATTGTGTTTCATTCCACATATCGTAAAGTTTAAAAGATAAACCTTGTAAATCATGTTCCTTTGCCAACTCCATTTTCTCTCGAAGATTCGTTTGCGTTAATTCTTCATCAGCATCTAAGCAAACTATCCAATCGTCATGATGACAATGTCTTGTTGCATATTCCCAAGATAACTTTCTAAGGTGAAGTTCATTCTCTTTAAATATTGGTTTGTCTGACATATATATTTCATCAGCGTATAACTTACAAATCTCTAATGTGTTATCTTCACTCGCATCATCAAGTACGATTAAATAATCACAGGCTTCTTTTACTTTCGAAATTACTTTTTCTAAATATCTATTTGCTTCATTTCGCACTAACATGATTCCGACTATTTTCATGTGTCGACCCTTTCTACGCTTTTCTGACTTGAGAATCCATCAGGATATCTTTGTTTTAGTTTCGATACATTATACTCAGCTACTTGTTCTAATTCGATATTGTGAATTGTCGCAAGGCTAGACACGTACCACAACACATCACCTAGTTCACCCATTAGTTTAACAAGATTCATTTCATGACCATGATGATAGACTTTCTTGAGATAATCCACTGTTTCCCCTGCTTCTCCTGCCAAACCCATTGCTAAATTTGACGCATTAAGTGTATTGCTTACATTTTGGTTAATGGTTCTTTTAGATAACTCTTGATATTCATTTAGATTCATTTAGTTTCTCCTCATCTGAAAAGATTTTAAACTCCAACTCAACTCGTGGCTGAGATTTGTCCACAGTGTAATCCATAATTCGAGGTAAAGCATACTTGTCGTCATCGTAAATACCTCCATCTTGAAGTGCATCAAGTAAAATTTTTAATGTGTTGTGAGTATCTCTTCTTCTATGGTCAGGAAAATAAAACCAAGCATACACAATTGTTTTGTTATAACACGTTTCCCAACCTGTTTCTTCCTTCCATATCTTTGTTTTCTCTACTGCATCTTTCAACCAATGTTTTGCTGAAGATGACAACACTCTTGATAATCTGTGTCCTATCCTTCCATTTACATACATATGGTTTACACTCGGCGGTAATGTAAAAGTTAATCTCATATGATATACAACCTCGTTTCTTTCGTTTCTTTTTTTTCCCAGACAAAATGTGCATATTCAATACTGTCTGTTATACCACGTCCTTTTTCATCTTTTAAAAATGATATTCTTTTTGAATGTACATATATTTCACTTGGTTTGTACTTTTCAAAAAACGCTTTTCTCTTTTGACCACCTAAAAAATTTAATCTTAATAACATAATCACATATCCTTTTTCTTTTACATCTTCTAAACATTTTTCAATAATTTCTTGTGATAAATTAAATGGTGGATTTGTGATAAACATATCAAACCTATCTTTCATGTGTTTCATTTCCAAAAAATCTTCTTTAATAAAAGCTTTTGAATCTTCTCTAATATCTATTGTATAAACACTTTCAAATTCTTGTTTAAATTTGTTCATCACAGTGGGGTATGACATTTCATTCATTTCATCACCCCCTGCACATGGATCACAAGCATCTAAATTAAATAAAAATGATTGTCTTTTTAAAAATTCCTTCAAAAATAATTCAACAACATTTATCGGTGTAACATAATAATCAGATGCATTTCTTTCTTTTGCATTTGTTCTGTTCGTAGAACTCAAATTAATCCCTTCCTTCCTAAATCCATTATTAGAACAGCAACTTCATCTCGTGACCTTCCAACCATCTTTCCTAACTCAATGATGTTCTTTTTACGTTTGTAAGCATTTATTACTTTTTCAACATCTTCACGTTTCCAAAAGAAATTCATATCTTCAAGTGGTATCCAAGCGTTCTTTAACAATTTTTCGCACCTCTTTCATTAATGGTTCGGTGTCCCAAAGCGGGTCACCGTATTCTAAAAACCTGTAGACAGGTGGAGAAACTTTTAGTAACTTTGCCATCTCTTCTTGGGTGATGTTTAGTTTTTGTCTTGACTCAATGAGCAATTCCTTAAGTTTCATCAGTATCCCTCATTCGATAATTTAATTTGTCACCTTTTAATTCTACCATGTAATCCTTGCACATTTCATATATCCTGCTTCCCAGAGCTTCATCGATTTGAATCAAATCATTGATTGTTTTTTCAGAAGATATCAGCATAGGAAGGTGATTGATGTATCTATAATTTATTACAGCAAACATTTGTTCAATCTGAAACTGTGTTGGTTCTTTGCGACCTTTAAACATGTCATCGATGAACAGCACATCAATCTTTTGCATTTTGTTTATTCGTGATTCAAGCATCTCGAAGTCATCTTTTATTTCATTGAAACCCTCTACAAACGGGAAGTAAAGAATCGGAACACCTCTATCGATTAATTCATTTGCAATAGCACTTAACAGATGCGTTTTTCCTGCCCCTGATTTACCTAATAAGGCAATTGAATTTTGACGTTGACCTTTTATATTATCGAACCTTGCAATGTAGCTCATAGAACATTTATGAGCGTTACGAACAATATCTTGC